TAGGCCCACCAAAAAATGAAGGTGAACTTGATTGATATAAATGTAACGCTCCAGCAGTTGTTCCACTAACACCTGTAAAAACACCTTCCACAAAGTTTGTATTACCTGCCGTAAATGTTTTAATACCAGCAATTGTTTGAGTGCCTGTTGTTATTAAACCCCTATTTGTAGCCGAAGCTGAAGGAATGTTAAAAGTATGCGTAGCAGTTGTACTTGAGATATTAAAATCCGTTCCACTCGTTCCTACTTGAAAGTATTGTACTTGAGCAGTCAAACCATTTAACGCAGTTATACCTGTACTGAAAGTCGTTATAACTTGACACAAATGAGAATCTTGAGTATGCACTGTTGTAGTTTTACCACCGCTATTTGTAGCGTATAACTTAATAGCCAACCTATCCGTTAAAGCCAAAGTTGTAGCAGGAACAGTCATTCCAAAAGTGTAAAGATTCAAGTTAGTTCCATCATATAAAATCTCATTCGTACTTGTAGAAATCAAAGTAAAAGTAGTTCCATCGTACTTATAAAGTTCAGCATACATCTGCGGTGTACCTCCGTTTGCACTCATTGAAGCATATATCTCGTAGTTCCAATTACCTGCTGGGATATTTAATTGTGCAGGGTCGTTAGCATCCGTTAAGAAAGCTACTATAAAACCATCTCCTGATTTAGCAAAATCAACCCCTGTTCCTGTGTCAGCAGTTTTACTCATTTCGTAATAAGTAGTACCACCAATAGTGCCTTGACTTGTTCCTCCGTTAAGATAATAAGAAACCGAAGAACCGCCACCGCCACTTGAAGGGAAATCTGCTAAAGTACCATCTCCTCTTATATATTGTGAAGCAACACCTGCTCCTGTTACTGCAATCGTTCCATTTGCCGTTAAAGGGCTATTTGCGACACTAAAAGCACTCGGCATAGATAAACCTATGGAAGTGATTAATGTAGGGAAGGTTGTCAAGTTTCCTGCTCCGTTTACATATTGAAGATTAGTTCCGTTGAAATTAGCAGAAATTACACCGCTTGTCGTAATTGGAGAATTGCCGATTGTTATTGCACCACCATTAGTAGATAAGCCGACAGAGGTTACCGTTCCTGTCGCACCACCTGACCTTTGCCATATTGATCCGCTATAAACTGCTGAGTCACCTACTATAAAAGATATAGGCCCTGCACCGAAGTTAACTGTTCCTGCCACATTACATAAGTAAACATCACCCTGGTTACCTGTGCCATTAGCAAGGGTTGGTGTGTTTGTAGCAGCATTCCAAGTACCCTTATACTCCATTACAGAGTTAGGTAGCTGAGATACTAATATCTTTCCGTTAGAGTCAAGCCTAGGTACACCATTAGCCACATCAAAAGCTACAGAACTTAATACCCCACTTGTGCCAATAATGACATCTTGTAAATCCCTAACTTTCGCACCTCCAGTAATCTGTATTTGTTGACTCATTCTATTTCTAATTAATTATTTTACAATCATTCTGACAAACTCATCCACCTCTAGTGGTCTTGCCGTTGCAAAGGTAAGAACTCCTGTGGCACTATTAAAGCTAACATTCTCATCTGTTGGTACACCGCTTGTAGCTATTAATCTAACCTCTACACCACCTCTTGTAACTGATATACAAGTAGCTCCGATTGCACCTGCGAATGTTACACTTGTTTCACCACCTGCTGCCGTATAAGAAAAACTATTCACGCTTGAAGTTGATATTGTAGAACCTCCGTCTATGACTTGAGTTCCTGTTATTGAATAAGCACCTGTTCCTTGTAATGCTAATGAATAAGTAGATGCACCCTCTACAGGAGCACTTAAGCTGATTGATGTAATGTTAGCAGTTCCGCTTACTATTGAGTAGCCATAAGCACCACTTGCATCTGCATTGTCATTATCTATTGAGAATCTTACATCTATTGAAGCTCTGTTTAATTGCTTCTGCATTAAAGCAAGATAGGAGTAACCACTTAAGGCTATAAACCCATCACAATTAACTGTCCACGAAGTAATGTCGTTTTTAAACTCCCTAAACCAAGCTGAGGTTTGAGAGGTTACTTCTACTTGTTCGGTAGATGCCTCAAATGAGCAACTTGTAGAAGCTCCCATTGGAGTTCCTAATGGTATAGTAGTAGTTACTTGAGCTACATTGCTTGATTGGGTATAGAGAGTAATTTGGTTGGTAGTTGTACCTGCGTAAATAACCTCAATTAAAAGCCTATCTGTGGCAGATATAGTCGTTTGAGTTACTGTCATTGCCGTAGAATATAAGGTGCTTGTTAGGGCTGTAAGAGTGGTCGCTGAGGATGTAAACAATAAGGTCGCAACACTACCATTATACTTATATAGTTTATACTGAACTTGAGCACCTGCAAAGGCAGTTAAAATAGAATAATAAGCACTAAAAGTCCAAGTTCCTGCTGGTATGGTTGTAACACCAGGATCAAGTGCATCCGTAATAAACGCAGCTATTGTACCTGCTCCTGTTTTAGTGAAGTCAACCGAAGTTCCTGCCACTTGGCTTCTGCTTAATTCCTTACACACAATGCTATCAAAAGTGCCTTGTGCAGTACCCCCATTAAAGTAATAGATAGCGTTGCTATCATATTCGTATAAGACTATATTCGTTCCGTTAATTACTGATGCCATATTTAAAATGTACTTGTTTGAGGAATGTATTTATTTACTCTTGTGCACTCAATCTCTGTATTAGATATCTGTAACAATGTAGCACTTGCCGTATTGGATGGGTATGATATTGTAGCGTTACCTAACATATAAGACTTTGAGCTAATGTTTATACTTGCAGGATCTGTGTCTGTTGCAAAAATAAGCTTTGATGCGTTTAGTATCCTATGGTTGGTATTTGAGGTATAAAACTCACTTAAATTACAATCCACATTTATTATGTTTAATGCGTATGTATTTACATATTGTTGAACGATTAATTCAGCTAATGTAAAAAATTCACCCGATGGATCAAATCCATATCTATACCAACCTGATGCAATAGATTTATCCGTTAGTACAAGAGAGCCTTTTGCTGAAGGATAAAAAGAGTCACCGCCACCACTACCATAAGGTAAACTTATTGTTTTTGTATATTGTTTATTTTCAACTAATGTTCCTGTAAGGTCATAGGCAGAAATAAGTGACTTTATTTTTAATACAAAGTTTGTTAATGTTACAATGCTAATTCCTTCTGAAATTCTATATGCAAAGCTAAGAGAACCAGAGCCTGGGAATATTTCTGTCTTTAAGTCTAATACAAAGTCCTCTGATGGGCCAGTTGTTTTAGGATTATATACACTATATGATGTAGCCGTTGTTTGCCATTTAGCATCGTTGTTTAAGTAATAAGTTATTGCACCTGCAGTTATTGTAATATCTATAAACCCTATAGGGGTAGCCTGTGATGGAGCACCTATTAAAATATTTAATTGCAATGAATCACCTGAGGTTACATAAGCATTAGAATTAGCATCTAATGTTACCGATGCAGTTCCTGCTGGGCCACCTGATGGAGCATTTAATTCAAAATAAAAAGAATCAAAAGTAAGATTTGTTTGCAATAAACAACTTCCATCGCCTGTTGATGCCCTTGTCCAATATGTAGCCTCTGTTCCATTATTATCTTTTAAGTCACCATTTGGAAGATAATTATCAGCAATTTCTACACTACCTTCTGCTATAATTTTATAAAACCCTTTCTTTATTACCTTAAGTTGACTATTGTCAATAAAATATAATCCTGATGTATTGCCCACATATGGCTGAATAATAGAAGATGTGTTTATTATATTACCATCTCCATTATTTACTCTTAGTCCTGTAGAGGCATACTCTGAATAATAAGCATTAATAGTTGCAAATTCGTTTATAGCAACTATCCACCATTTTGCCTTGGCTTGAAATATTCTACATCCAAAAGACCTTGCTATGTTAGAAAGAATATCTAAACAATTAGTATAATTATATTCATCTTCTAAAAGTGACCTATAATTTAAACAAGCTTGGTCAAACGGATCTGCATATAACTGAGTAGCTCTAGTGTACATACCAACTGAATAATAAGAACACATTGTTATATAATTCCTATTATTCTTAAACCCAATACTATTAAAACAAGCCCTAAAAATATCCTTTAAAAGAATTATATCATTTACACCATAATTAGCATTTTCTGATACAAACTTTATGTCCTTAAGCATACCTAGTCCATCAGTAGCATTAAATGCTGCCATCTTTCTGCCTGTAGAATAAGATATTTGAACATCATCATTTATTACAAAACCAACCCACTCTATAACAGAGTTTACATACATTTCAACATATGTAAACCTATCATTAATATTAGTAAAGTTTATAATATCAGATAAGTCATCAGTAAAGTCAATAGTCACTCCTAATTGTGAGGCTATTATAGGCTCATACGGATCATCTGAGCTTGGTATATACTGCAGGTTAACATCAACCCCTTGAAGGTCTATAATAGCACCTACATAGCTATCTTGCCATATCTTAAGCTCGACATTCTTGTTTGCTCTTGTTGCAAATAATACTGAATATTTTTGTCCGTATGCCATTATCCTCTTCTAAGTTTTAATGATGAATTAGACCTTTGTATAGCCAAAACTAAATCATTCCCTCTTAATACAAACTCTCCATTACCTCCACCACCACCTCCAATCATATCCTTAAGTTTATCTAGGGGAGCTACTACTTCAGGATTGCTTTGTGCACCAGGGTATTCTCCAACAAGTCTATACGATGGGCCACCGAATATACCACCTTTGGCAGTTGGTTCAAATAAGTCCTTACCAAGTCCCATACCAGCCCCAACAAACTTCCCAAATGTTTTTCCTATTTCGGATACATCAATAATACCAAAAGAAGCCAATAAGGCTACAACAACCGCTGCTGCAATAGCCACTTTAATTAATTTTTTAGTTATATCTTCAAATGCAGTAGATAATACTTCACCTATACTTGCGCCTTTATCAATTAACATATCTATAGCAGGGCCTAAAGCACTCATCATGCCAATCCCTATTTTCATTAGATATTCTTCAGATTCTTTAGCAGCTTTTTTAACTTGCTCAAATTTATCTTTTATCCCTTTAAAAAACAATTCTGCAAAATATTGATGAGCCTTAAATTCTGCTTCTGATTTTTTTGTGTCAGGCAAAGGTTCTTCTATAGGTACAATTTCTTGTTCCGCTTGAAATGCCTTAGCGGTTACTGATCTTAATAAAAGCTCTCCTCTTAATTGTATTAATTCCTGTAGTTTTCTTATAGCATCATCTGTTGTTTGTCCAGATAAATCATCTATTGCTGATGATAATGCTTTTATTTGCCCTTCTAAATAATCCATTTCACCCATTTGACGGAACTCATAAAACATTACATTAAGCTTTCTTTGCTGTAATTCTAATGATTTCATTGTCCTTTCAAAATCAGTTAATTCTACTTCTGCTTTTTTAGTTTCTTTTTTAAATAAAGAAAATAAATCGACTGTTTCTTTCTTTGTTTCTTCAAAAGTAAATTTGAATGTTTTAGAAAACCCTTTTGCCGCTGCTAGTGTTTCTGATATTACAACATTAGCCAAATCCTTACTAAATAATCCTATAATAGATGCCTTTACATTACCTGTAACTACCATCAAATGATTAAATACATCAACTATAGCATTAGATGCTCTTTTTAATATATTTACAAGTGCTTCTCCTAGCCCAGACCAATCTCCTTTTAAAAAGGATACAATAGCTTTTAATGTTTGAGATAGTATTTGACCAGCATCTTGTAATACACTTATTGCAGTAACCCATGCACTCCTAAAACTATCCACTATATAAGTACCAAATAAGCCCCATAATTCTTGTAGAGATTGAACTATTGATGTAAATGCTGGTTTAAGAGCACTATATACATCAGAAGCAACACCATTTATAAATCCTTTAAATGATTCATATATTTTTTTAGTTCCTTCAGACATCTTATCTCCTTGTAAAACAAAGTATGTCATCGCTGCCGTAACGGCTGAAATTGCTAAATAAACTACACCTAGTCCTTGTGCTAGTGCTGGAATGTTATTTTGAATACCTCTAAAACCATAAGGCAAATCTTGTAGAATTAAAGATATGCTCATTATACCTTTATTAAACTTTTTAGAAGCCCCTTGAAATTGATTCATTGCAGATGCTGACTGCTTAATGTTCCCTTCTAAAACCTCAAAGTTCTTGCCAAGCTTACCAAGCTCTTTATTAATAATATCAGATACTATTTTAAATTCTTCGGCATTAGCCTGTATCCTAATTTTTATCAATTCTTCTGCTGCCATTATCTTATCGGTTTAGCAATTTTATATTTTTTTAATACTTCCTGTAATTCTTCCTCTGTCATTACCTTCGGCTTCACAAAGTTACGAGTATCGCAGTCTAATTCAATAAGCTCTTGTGCCTTAACTCTTTTACCTTTTGGTAATTGCATATTAATTAGTAGGGTTGTCTGCCATCTAGTTCTAATCCATTTTTGCTCTTCCTCGTGTCTATAAGCATACCACACAAAATCTAATTCAGCCATGGTCATCTCCCAAAACAAATGGGGAAGCACTTTGCACTCCCCCATTGTATATCTTTCTATGTCAATCCACTCTAATTTTTTTTTACTTCATCCTTTTTAGATTTCTTGGTTGGGCCGTTATCAATTCCGCTAACCATGCTATCGGATAATGTTTTAAATATCTCTTGCAATCTAGGACTTGCAATACCACCCATATCATCTATCCAGTCACATACCTCAATCTCTGTAAAGGTTGGAGTAATGCCTTGAGAATATAATGGGTATTCTGCTGCGGATTTTAATAAATGCATAATAGCATTTATTGTGTCACTTCCAGATAAAGCTTCCCCTATTTCTGCTGGTCCTATACCTTGTAATTGACAGAATCTTTTAAGACTCCAAGTACAAAAACGCATCGGTATCTTCTTTCCATCGGAAAGAGTTAGTTCAAATTGTCCTCTCATATGTTTGGTTTTTTAGTTTCTAGTTTTTACCTTGAGTCAATACTCCTGTTCCTTTGAAAGAAACTGAGTAAGTAACTGGGTTTTCCATATCGGCAGTCATGTCAAGACTTTCAATAAACGCAGAACCTGACCATTTAGCATCATCTACAATTGGAGTTGCTCCACCTGCTGTAACTGTAGTAAACATAACTGTAACAGCAGTTCTATTTAATGCTAATACGCTTAATTCTGGAAGGCTTACATAAGTCGCAATTGTTGTTGTTGGAGAAACTGTAGCTAAGCCATCAGTAGTTAAAGACCAAGACCTTTGTCCACCAATTTCATCAGCCCATCCTAAGCTCTCTTTTGTAGAAGCGTCTGGAGCATCTATTGCAATGCTTAAAGAACAAGAAGTAGAATACGCTATTACTTCATTATTAACTAGAACTACTAATGAAGTTCCGTTAAATACACCTGTTGTTGCCATTTTATTTTATTTTATATTATGTTAATTGATTCACGAAATGATCCATTGTTATCACCCTTTTAAACACATATGCCTCATCTACATAGTCAAAGGTAGCAATATTACTACCAACCTTTCTAGTGACTATATTAAAGTCAGGCCCTGCATTTGGATAACCACCTGGATATGTACCTATTATTTCCAATAATTCATTGGTATAAGTATCTACCGTTTTTTGCCCTACTTCTCCTGCTTTAAAAGTCCTATAAACTATGTCAAATTGGATAGTAACATTAAAAGCAAAGCTTTGTTTATTGCTATCTTCTGCTTGTGTTTGACTACTGATAATTAAAAAAGGCGGTTCTACTGTGTCAGGTGCTATGGTATCATAGGCAGCTAATGAGTAGGAAGCCGAGATTAATTTATCGTAATAAGCTTTTCTTATTGCATATCCGCAGTCCTTCATTTTGGTACAAATTTAATGAAATATATTTATATTAGTTAAACCTTAAATTTAGATATCTCTTTTAGCAATAAACTATACTGTTTATCAAAAGATGTAAATAAGAATGGTCTTGTTGGCTGATGTGTGAATTTCTTAGGATTCGCCACTTTGAATTTAGCTGCATACGCACTTTGTTCCCCAGGTGCTATATTTACCAAAAATGGCAAGTTTATATTAAATCTAGTTCCAAATTCAACATAAGGAGCATATTTAACATTTTTATTACCTGCACTTACAAAAGCATCGCCATTCTTTTTATTAACCTTTCTATGCGTAATACTTCTTTGTAGTGCTCCAGTTTTATAAGGAACTTCACTTTTGGCTTCAGCTTGTATAGCTACAACACAATTATTTACTGCATTAATTATATGCTTATCAAGTCTATCTGAAACAGTAAAAAACTTTTTTTGTAATTGAGTCAACCCTGTTATGCCTATACCAAATGCTGCCATTACTTAAGTGTTGCACAACCTATTAAATAATATTGATTCAAGTCGGCTTCGTTAATAATAGAGTTAATCATATAAGTCCTTGACTTCCAAGTTATTACAAGAGCATTAGTAAACACTTTCCCTGTTGTATATCTAATCCTAAATGTAATTCCATCATTAATACTATCCTTACCTGCTATATTAGTCCTAGAATTGGTATTAGTGACCAATTCAGCCCAGCAAGTGTAGTATGGTACTAAAGTATTCACAAACCCTCCTGCATCGTCAGAAACGCTTGTTTTAGTGTTAAAAGTAATCCTATTTCTTAATTTTCCTATCATTAGAAGATAATACTTACCCTTTTGTAAGGTTTCATTAATTCGTAAGCCGTTGTTAAGTTAGCTGAAGGTTTAGAACTTTCAACACTTGATTCTCTGTATTCGTACAAATCACCTACCATCTTCAACAAAGCCGTTTTCATAGACTCTGGAGTAGTGGCATATCCGCAAGTATAAGTGAATCTAAAATCACTCATAAGAGGGGATGTGAAATAAACCTTTTTGTAGGTATCACCCAAAACTCTATAATCTCCAACTGTCATTGCTACCCAATCTTCCCCATCCCAATATTCTACCAATGAAATAGTATTAATAGGGGCATAAGGAAGCTCAATAAACTCATCTACATAAGCTACCACCTTTAGGGTTCTAGCAGTCATAGCAACCGAAGCATACTGCTCTAATCTAATCCTAGCGGTATCTATAAGGCTTTGGATTAAAGTATCATCCTCACTATAATCTACCCTTAAATAATCCTTTGCTGCTTGTAAGGTAACTATTGTTGCCGAAGGGGCTACTGTTGTAGTTACATCTCTTAGTATCTGCATTATGCTAATTTTTACAAAAATAACTAAAATTTAGTGTAAACAAAAAGGGATAGCTTTCTAGGCTATCCCCTTGTATTGTAAATCTAATTAAAGATTAAGCAACATTACCAAAATCACCATATACAAACGCACCAGCGTAGTAGATAGGTAAAGCGATACGAGCTTCAACACGAACTGTGATTAAGTTCTTTGTGAAGTTGTCACCGTCCATTTCAGAGAACTGAACAGAGATACCTTGATTTTGCATGATTTGAGCACCCATAGACCAGTCACCTACTAAGAACTTATCTACTGCGATTGCAGTTGATTTGTAAAGAGGGATACCAGCGATAGATACATTACCATCAGTTGTAACAACTGTAGAAGCAGGTAAGCTGTAAGCAGCGTTAGTGTTCTTAGTGTTCATGATAGCAGCCCAATCAGTTGGGTTAACCATAATACCTGTAGCAGAGTAGTTAGAACTTTCTAACTGAGCAATAGCTTGAACTAATTGTTCAACATCTACTGTAGCAGCACCAGTTGCAGCAGTAGCTACACCTAAGATACCTTGTAAGTTAGGAGCAGTACCATCACCACTTAAGATTTGAGCATCTTCTGCAATCAAATACTTCTCTAACAAACGAGATTGTAAGAAAGAAGTCATAGCAGGTATATCATCTAACATTTGGCGAGAGATACGAACATAACCAGCGATGTACTGAGCAGCTGCATCTTTCATTGTGATATCAAAATCAACTTGAGCTTTAGAACTTCCTTGTACTTGAGCTGCTGGAGCACCTTCTCCACCACTTTCATAAGGGAAAGTAAATAAACCTTGATTAATTGTTCCGATTGGTAACAAACTTCTTAAATGCACTTTACGAGAAGGCAAAGCATATACTTGATTAGCATATTGACGAGTGATGTCACCTGTCAAGTTAACTGCTTCTGTCATATTACCTACTGCCTTTGTATCCAAGATAAAGCTTGAACGCTTTTGTTCACCACGAGCTAATTTTGCTAAGTTGTCGCCATTTTGTTCGATAGCGTCTGCAAGGCTAGCATTAAAACCTTTTACTTCTGTTTGATTCATTTTTGAACGATTTTGTTTTGCTTCCAATTTTTCGATTTCATCTTTAACTACTGAGATTTGAGCTTTTGTAGCTTCTAATTCAGATTTAACGCTTTCTAATGCACTAGCATTATCAGCCTTTGCACTTTCGATTGCTCCGTTTACTTCGGATTTGATGCCTTCGAAAGCACTTTTAATTTCTTCTACCATTAGTTGAAAATTTTAAATGATTGTAAATATTTGTTTACTTCTATTTCAATGGAAATCATCGGATCTTCTTCCTCAGTTGGCAATGCTTCTTCAGCGGTTGGCTCAGGAGAGATTGACTCTTCATCTTCCATCTCAGATAGATATTGTTGTAATTGCTTGAGTTTAAGTTCTAACAACTCAAAAGTTTCATCAGTAAAGTGTCCATTTCTCAATGACTTAATGGTTTTACCCATCTCATCAACTAGAGTTGACTTAATCTGACTTTTAACTCCTACTGTTGGTGTATTTGCGTTTGCACCCCACAATACTGAACTACCCTCAAACAATTTTATTTCATTGATTTCATTGTACCCTGATTTCTGTTGTGACTTAATAGTCTGAAATCCGATACTATGTTCTGTGATATGACCATCTTTGTATAACTCATACAAGTCATTACCTAAAGTTGTATTAGGTAACTTAACACTTGCCTTTAAGCCATAACCATCTTCCATCATCTCATATGGTTTAGCAATAGGCTTGTCTGTAGAATGGTTCATTAAATGCCAAATTCTGTTCTTAGCTTGTGGGCCATTTTCCTTTAGTGTTTTAGTAAAAGCACCTGGTGTAATTACATCACCATCGGAATCCACATTACCAAAAGCAGAATAGTACATAGTAATAATTCTACTTCCATCCTCCATATCTATTGGAGAACCTTCGATTGATTTCTTGTTATAAAAATTACTCATATTTATTTGTTTAAGCGACATACACCGTGCAGCATCGGCAGTTGCAGTTATTCGCTGCTCCACCACTTGCATCATGTGCATATTGCATTTCAATTACACCGTAGTTTGGAGTGTTTACTAGGAATGGTTGATTCACAGGTATTCTTACTCCACCATCATCAGGATTCGTTTGTCTGTCTAATGCGATATGCCAAGTTCTTGGACTACCAACATATTCAGAGTGAACCCATTGTTTTAGCAAAGGTATATTAATTCCTTGTGTTGCCCCAATCGCACCCGTGCTTAAAGCTTGATGAGATTCTGTTCTTGCTATTAATAAACTCCTTGAAACATTTATCTTACCTTCTCTTAGCATTTGTATAGCCATTGCGTTTGTTTCATTTGTAGAAAGGTTATTAGCCCTTCCATAAGCAATCGCATTGTTTAGTATCTTAGCTATCTCATTATCCGTTGTGTTTTGTATGCCGTACATTTTTGGGCCACTAATTGAAACCCAGTACGACAACATAAACGCTAACCACTCATCCATTATGTTTAACGGATCAAGGTCAAAATCTTCTGCCTTCTTATACTTGTCAAATATCTTTTGATACCTCATAGCAGTATAACCACCAGTACCTTCGTACAAAGTTCGTAAAATATCGCTAATCTTATCTTGGTTGAAAAATGTCTTGTTATAGTTCGCTAGTTGAAATACCCCCATCTCTTTTACTAACTCCGCAGCTTTATTAAAATCACTTTGTAAGGCCTTTTGTATTTTAGGTCTAAACTCCGTGATGGACTTTCTCGCTATGGTTTGTTGCAAATTGAATTGCTGAGAAGGTTGTAATATCTTGGACATCCATATTATTTTACAGGAGGCAAATTATAATCTCCTTGTTGTTGAGCATCTCTTGGATTCTGCAACATTGTTAACTCATCGATAGGTAAGTAACCAGCAGGAATATAAATAGCGTTCATGACATCATCTTGAACAGTATCATATCTCATTGCTTGTCTTTTTTCGTTAGGAGTAATCCACCATGATTGAGAAAGGATAGCAGATAACTCTTTCATATCCTCTTGCAACTCTGGGAATACTGTAATATCGAAATCGATATAATATCCGCTACCGATTTCACCTTCAAAGAATCTATTGAACGCATCACGAATTAAAACTAATTCAGGAAGTACTACTTGAGTAAGCATTTCCTTTTTAGCCTCTTTCATGTTATTGTAAGTCTTGTTATCAGGATCGTTAAATAGTGCAGAGTTAACTCCGTACACATTACATAACTCACGAAGCGTAATCTTCTCTGATTCTAACAACTGAAGGTCAACAGGAGATAATCCCATATTCACCCAACCTAGTTTAGCACCTGCAATTAAAATCTTACCAGCATTTTGAATAATGCCTCCTTGGGTTTTAGTTCCGTACTGATTGTAAAAATCTTCTTTTAACTTACCAGCTTGTTCAGGGCCGAAATCATTTGACTCATCCGCATACAAGATACCCTTAGGCCCTTGATTCTGCAACATACCTACAGAGGTATCTTTAGCATCGTTACTGCGTTGAACAGTTCTGTAAGCAGCTTGTAAAGGCGATAATCCATATAATTGTTGTCCATTGGTTGAGAAATAGGGGTTGAAGTATTTTAAGTGGATTACATCTTTAGCATCCAACTGATCCCACCCAACTAATGTGAAAGAGTAGCCTTCAACCCCATTGATAGTACCATCGCTAATGATAGCGACATATTGGGATGGGAGAGTAACTAGTTCGGCAACCTTACCATTGGATAGTCTATTCGCCCAGATATAAGAGTTGCCTGTAATAAGTTTATAACCAATAATATTCTCGATGAACTCAGAGAATGATTGGTATGGATTCGGTCTTTCTAATAATTTGTTTAGTGGACTATCGGCAATCTCATCAACTGCTTTAATCCTTACTAACTCCGCACGAGCAATATCTGCTCCGCTTGATGCGTTAGCCATCATAGATTTATAAGTGTTCAAGTCTTTCTTGCTCTTAACCTTATAAACATAAAATGGAACTGTAGAGATTGTTTTTGAGATACGCTTGATGATAGAATAGACCTCGCTATTGTTATCGTAGTCTTGTACGAACTTGGCATAGTCTAAATTTGGGTAAAGCGTTCTACCGCCTATTAAACCACCAAAATCACCAAATGGGTTATTAAGGTTCGTATTTTTTCTAGGGGTTGCCTTTTGTTTAAAAGGATTAACCGCACTTAGTATGTCCGTTAACTTCACTATATGATATTTTTACAAAAGTAACAAATTTTTAACCTAATTCACATTGCTCCGCAATCTAAACCACCCATCCTCTCTTTGCTTTCGCATATTTTGAGTAGATGGCATAACGCATGGCATCCATCAAGTGGTCACGAAACTTAACAGGCTCATCCATTGTGTTGCCATCATGATCCGTTTTCCACTTATAGTTTTTAATCTCATCCAACAAATCTAAGGACTCTGATTTTATAAACAAGGGAAATGATTTAACCTTGTTAATTCCTGCGAACACATCTTTGGTAGCTGATTTCAAATTAAACCCTGCTTTATTTACCTCGGCTATTGTTTTGGGTTCAGCAGCATCCGCAAATATCTCATCCCTACGAGATAAGCCCATGGACTTTAATCTGTCTATAAGAAGTGCAGTTGAC